GTGAATGTGTTGGCAGCAGAGTCGGATGGGATGCCGGCATTTGTAGCTGAAACAGAAGCAGTCACAGTCTACGCACGAGCCGGTGCTGTTCATCCGAATTCGATTTTGTTGGCAGCGTCTAAGGCATGTGCCAACCCCACATGCACAATCCATTTTATACCGCGCGTGCCGTGGCAGAAGTATTGTCCACGATGCGCGAAGATTAGGAGGTAAGTGATATGAATAAAGATATCATCCAACTTTCAGTTGACTTTTCTTTGCCAGTGAAAAACCTGTTGAGTCAGAAGCTGGCTTTCATGGGTTCGAACGGCAGCGGGAAAACATACGGCTTGATGAAGATATTGGAAGAGATCCTGCGCCGTAATGGATGGGTGATCGTGTTTGATCCGGTTGGTATCCATTACGGATTGAGGCTCGATGAATCTGGCAAAAAGCCAAGCGATCTGACCATACCTGTTTTCGGTGGGCTGCATGGCGATGTGCCATTGACGCCCGAATCAGGCAAGTTGGTTGCTGATCTTCTTTTTGAAAAACGACTCTCGGCTGTGCTGGATGTTTCGATGTTCACCGACCCGGAGCTCAATTTATTTGCTGCCAACTTTGCAGAGCAGTTCTATCGCCGCATGCAGACTCGCAAGCATCCCGTCTCCATCGTGCTCGAAGAATGCCAGGAGTTTATTCCGCAGAACCCACAAAAGGGAGAAGAGAAAAAACTGCATCACTTCACGCGCATTGGTAAGTTGGGACGCAATTACGGCATCGGTCTGATGATGGTTTCTCCACGCCCGCAAGAAGTGAATAAGAAAGTATTGAACCTCACGCAGTTGATGTTTGCCTTCCAAATGGGCGGACCGCAGGAGCGTAAAGCCATGGGTGAGTGGTTTGATTATGTTGGCTTCGAAGATCGCATTGACCGCATCCTGCCAACTCTTGAAGTTGGTTGCCCTTATGTATCTTCGCCGCGCTGGCTGAAGTTCAATGGTGTGATCAAGAAGATAAACAAGAAGTCAACCTTCGATACTTCATCAACCCCTGACTTTGACGAAAAGCAAAGCGCGGCGCTCGAACTCACGCCCATTGATATTGCAGCGATCCAGGAATCGATGCAGGCTGTGATCGAGCAATCGAAAGCTGGTGACCCCAAGCTTTTGCGACAGGAAATTGAACAGTTAAAGCGACAGCTGCGGGAACGTTCGACGCAGGTGCAGGCTGAGGTAAAGATCGAGCGCGTTGAAGTGCCGGTGCTGCCGCAAGAGTCTATGGACGCGATCATCAAGTCGCTGGCTGATCTGAATGCTCATGCGCAAGACATTAAGGATGTGGCAGATAAGATTGAGTCGTATCCGCTACAACTGGTGCCAATGGTTGGAATGTTAAAGAATGCAGTTGATCAATATTCAAAGCCGCCGACGATTAACTCCATGCGGGCAAAGATGGGAATCAAGCCAATGCAGGTGGGTGTTGATCGTGGTGCACCAGGGAAAGATAAGACGATAGCAACGGTCATGCGCAGAGATAGTAAAAACCCAGACGTCATCAATGTGGTGAGTTCTGCGGAGATCACTGGCCCGATGCAACGCATCTTGGATGCAATCGCGTGGCTTGAGTCTATTGGCATCGATGCGCCCATGCAAGTGGCGGTGGCGTTTCTGGCTGGATATACGTTTGGCGGAGGTGCTTACAACAATCCGCGTGGTAAGTTGAATACTGCTGGATTGGTGGAATATGTTGGTGAAAGGATTCGGCTAACTGATGCAGGAAGACAGGTTGCACAATTTCCGAAGTTGCCGTTGACTGTCGATGAAATGCACAGGCATGTGATGAATGTTTTACCGGGTCCACATCAAAAGATTTTGAGAGTGCTGTTGGAGAATTATCCCAATGCAATCTCGAAAGCCGACTGTGCATCGATGGCAGGGTATGCACAAGGTGGCGCCTTTAATAACCCGCTTGGTAAGTTGCACACAATGGGACTGGTGGCTTATCCGCAGCCTAGTTATGTGGTGGCTGAATCGTTATTATTTTTGGAGTGAGGTTTGTTATGTCGAAATTTATGGATGATCTAAGAGATAAGATCAGAGTGAAACAGTATGCCTATAAGACTGAGAAGACGTATTTGGATTGGGTGGAATGGTTCATCCGTTTTCATAGTTTACGTCATCCAAATGATATGGGTAAAGTTGAGATTGAGTCGTTTGTGACGAACCTGGCTAAAACCGGTGTGAGTGCGAGCACACAAAATCAGGCGTTGGCGGCAATCCTATTCATGTATCGCGCTATGTTCGACAGAGAGTTTGAAGGGATCGAAGCCGTGCGAGCTAAGAAGTCCACGCATATTCCCACGGTGTTGACTGTGGATGAAGTGAAGCGGGTGTTGTGTCATTTGCAGGGTGTTTATCACATGATCGGATATATGCTATATGGCAGTGGGATGCGTCTCATGGAATGTATGCGGCTGCGGGTGAAGGATGTTGATTTTGAGTTGAAAACCATTACATTGCGGGATACGAAGTCAAACCGTGATCGCGTGACAGTTTTACCGAATGCTGTGATCGAGCCGTTGAAGTTGCATTTGGCGAAGGTCAAAGCTCAGCACGATGAAGATATATCGAAGGGGTTTGAAAGTGTGGAAATGCCCGGCGCATTGGGCAGAAAATATCCGAACGCGGAATATGAATGGGGCTGGCAATATGTTTTTCCTGCCAGTCAATATTCACGCGATCCGCGCAGTGGGATCGTAAGACGGCATCATTTGTATGAAACCAGCGTACAGAAGGCGGTCCGTAAGGCGGCGAAGGAATCTGGAATTGTGAAGCCGGTTGGTCCGCATACGTTTCGTCATTCTTTTGCAACTCATCTTTTGCAAGGAGGCACAGACATCAGAAAGATTCAGGAATTGCTTGGACATCAAGACCTAAAAACCACGATGGTTTATCCCCAGCAGCGTGCGGGCTAACACCAGATGCACTGGACGGGGCTGTAGATCCCCTTACAGAGCGTATTGTGGAAGCAGAATTGAAACTTGAACCGTGGCGCTCGGCAAATCCGCCCCGCCAGTAATCTAAACCGTTCGGCGGCATCTTGCCAGCCGAGTACCTGAAAGGAAAATCAAAATGGATAATTGCCCGCATTGCAAAAAAGACATTCGCAAGGAATTGATACATGAAGTTTTTGGAAGGTTGAAGGGTCACGACTTTGAGCACGAGTGTTCCTTCTGTGGTGCATTGCTCGAAGTTGAAGTTGTGCCCGTGCCTGAGTTTGAAATGTCAGTCAAAGAGCCGCCCAACACGGCGTGCACTGGATTGGCTGAAACGTCCGCAAAATTATCAGGTCTGGCGCAACCCGCCAACCAGTAACGCATAACCGCTAGAAGGCTTCATGCAAAAATATATTTGTCCTATCTGTCTCACTGAAACTGAAACCGATGATCCATTCCCTAAGTGTTGCGGTCATTATTCAGTTGAAATCGAAATGTGGAACGCTGACGTTGATGGCTGGATGAAGTCTCGTGAGTATGAGTTAAGCCTTCTAATAAAGCGTGCAGTTGACGCTTCGCCACGCGGCAAAAAACTGGACAAGTTATCAGGCTCGCGCAACTAACGCCAGCCGTTCGGCATTTATTGTGTAAACTTGAAACGTCTGGTTACTGGGCTCGTGGAGCGTTCGGGCAGTTATAAAGATGTGGAGGTGCCGACTCTTACAGCTAGACAATGCCCAACAAAGCATGCAAAGGACGGCTGTGCCGTCACACTCGCCCACTAGGCTGTTGTAACAATACTAGAGAGGTATCGTCCCGCACAAAAGAGAAAGGTATAATAGAACGTATGAACTATATATCGAAAGGTATCCAATCAGGTGACGTATTGCTTTTGCGGGGGAAATGAATGTCATCCAAATCATTTCGTGAGCGGAAGTTTGTTTTATGCACTGGTGAGATTGCCACGTTTGAAAAACTGGCAGAGCATCGTGATAGTCATATCGTGGGTGAGCTGCATCACCTGGTGCGCGATGGCATTGATCTCACTGTATGCGCTGTATACACTTCGTCGTATCGCGTCAATCAAGTGTTATCACCGCCGCCGGTGATCCGCGTGTATGCGATTGGTGATGCCATCATTCCGTGCGAGCTGTGTGATCATCGCCGCGATTGGGGCATCAGCATGACCGGTCTCTTTTGGTTGATGAAACGAATCTATAAAAACTTTTCTTCGAGCGGGATATAATAGTTTAAGTTGAATGTTGCACGTCCCGGCTTTGTCTGGGACAATCCCATCGGAATAATGCACCCGATGACTCTCTTGAGTCGTCGGGCGCATTCGTTTAAATCATTTGTAAAAGGAGATCAAAATGACTGTTGAACAATTGGGTTCCATTGCTGGTGTCGTGTTATCGCTTGCGTTGGGATATATCCCTGGGCTGGCAGAGTGGTATGCAAACAAGGACACCAGGTCCAAGGCGCGCATTATGGGCGCGCTGTTGATCATCGTTGCGCTGGCTATCTTTGCGATGGCATGTGCTCACATCATTGCTGGCATTGGGCTGGCTGTTGTGTGCACGAAGGTGTCACTGCTTCAGCTGGTGCAGATCCTGATCGCCGCATTGATTGCGAACCAGTCCACGTTCATGCTGGCTGTGCGTCCGTTCAAGCGGTAATGCCCAACCGTGCGCAGCGTCCATGTGCGCGTCATCCATGGATACTGATCAGTCCAGGTGCTGGCTGTCCGCAGTGTGTTGGGCAGCCAGCGCTTGAACGTCCACGTGTGGCGCCACGTCCCACCGCGGCGAGGCGTGGCTATGGATACAAGTGGCAACAGTATCGCAAGCAATACTTCAGTGTGCCGCGCATCTGTGCGTGTGGATGCGGACGGTTCGCAACGATAGACAATGCGGACATCGATCACATCCAGGCTGTGACTGGTCCCAGTGACCCGCTGTTCTGGAAACACTCGAACCATCAGGCACTGATCCACGAACATCACTCACGTAAAACGGCCACGCAGAACCGTGTCTCTCCGCGGCGGGGGAGGGGAGTGTAAATCTTTGCAACTCCCACGTATAGACCGTTGCTCTTGCAGCAATACGAAAATTTCTCCCAATGTGAAAAATTTGCGACCATAGAAATTATGCCAGCTAAAAAGGATTCATCTCTCAATAAACGGCACGACACCAAAGCGGACAAAGCGAAGCGAGAGTCTGCTGAAGCGGCGATGGTGCCCACCACAAAACTATCAAAGAAGCCGCCGATCGCATTGACTGGCCACAAAGTAGCCAGTGCAGTATGGACTCGACTGGTGAGTCTATATTACGAAACGAAAGGCGAGATCATCACATCGTTCGATGAAGACGTGTTGATCAAGTATTGCCTGGCTGAAGAAGAGTTGATCCAGTTGGCGGATTTGCGAAAGGTGATCTTTCAAACTTGGAACATACATCTCAAATGGTTGAACCAATTCAAGCCGAAAGGTGATCAGATAAAAGATTACCTGGGCGCACTCGCGCAGGCGAATGCATTGCTTCAAAGATTTCAAGGCATGGATGCGCGCATGGATGGTAAGAGAAAGATGATCATCACGATGGCGCAATCGTTGTATCTCACGCCGCGATCGCGCGCGGGTGTGGCGCCAACGGAGAAAGAACCAGAGAAGCCAAAGAGCGAGATGGACAATCTACTTGATTGAAAGGATTGAATAACATGTTCGAATATTTAAAAACCCTGCGATGTATTTATTTGCATAAGTCATTTTCTTATGGCTTGCCCGCTGCGGGAAAGTATTTGATTTGGGATTGCAGTTGTATTAAGTGTGGTCACCAATTCAAAATAAAAAGACCGAACACGCCGCGCTGGGTATCGCCTATTCGTTTTGACAAGACCCGTCCTGAAAGTTGGGATGAATGGAATAAGCGAAATACATCATGAATCCAAAATTATTGAAGGCGCTGATTCTTTGGATCGAAATTGTTTGTTCAATGCTTTTATATCAAAGCAATATTTTTCCCGAAAATCAACGAGTAGATTTACATAAAGCAACTGCCGTCTTGACTGCTGAACTCAAAAAGCAGGATGTCTCTAAATAACTATGTTTGACAAAGAAAAGGCGCAGCGTGCGGTTAAGTTTATTGAGCTGATGAAGTTGACGGGGGATTTTCATGGGCAGCCGTTCAAACTGATTCCCTGGCAACATGATATTGTGTGGGATGTCTACGGGACGATGAACGCGCGCCAGGTGAGGCAGTATCGTTATGTGTATGTGTCGTGCGCAAAGAAAAATGCCAAGAGTCAATTAACTTCCGGCATCGGGAATCTGCATCTGTTCGATAAGAACGAACCGAATGGGCAAATCGTTTTATGCGCAGGCGATCGCGAACAGGCAGAGCAAACGATCTATTATCCCCTAGTGGAAATGATCGAGCAGGAACCATCGCTGCTGAAGCGGGTGAAGATCACAGACTCTAAAAAGTTGATCGAGAATAAAGAGACCGGCACCATCTTAAAAGTGATCAGTGCCGAGGCATATACCAAACACGGCTGGAATATTTCCTGCTGCGTGTTCGATGAATTGCACGTGCAGCCCTCGCGTGATCTGTGGGATGTGATGACCAAAGGCGCAGGCTTGGCACGGCGCCAACCGATCTGGTGGGTGATCACCACCGCGGGGCTTGACCCAGATCGCAAGTCTATCGCGTGGGAAGTGCAGGAGAAAGCCGAAGCCATTCTAAAGGCGAGAGAAACGGGGGACGCGTCCAAGGACCTTGACACCTGGTATCCCGTCATCTATGCATACAACGGCGAAGATATTTACAACGAGAAACATTGGTACGAGGCAAACCCATCCCTGGGCACCACGTTGCAGATCGAAGACCTGCGCGCCCTGGCGAATGAGGCGAAGCTGCATCCGTCGGATGAGTTGCTCTTTCGTTGGCTCAATCTCAATCAATGGGTCACCACCAAGCTATCATCCTGGCTGCCGTTGGATCTGTTCGATAGCACAGTTGGCGAGTGGGGGCGTGCTGATATGTTGGGCAAGGAATGTTATCTCGGCATGGATCTTTCGACGACGACGGACCTGAGCGCGATCTGCCTGGTATTTCCGCCGCAAGATGACTTCGACGATTGGCGCGTGATCTGGGATTGTTGGATACCTGAGAAAAATATGCAGGCGCGTATCAAGGAAGATCACGTGCCCTATGATGTCTGGGCAGCTGCTGGATATATTCAACCCACCGAAGGACCTGTCGTTGATTACACGGTCATCGAAGAACGGGTTCAGGAAGTGCGCAAACTCTACAAAGTGATCGAACTGGATGGGGATAAAACGTTTGCGACAATGCTATGGCAGCGCCTCGAAGCCGACCATTTGACCTGCGTGGATATCCCCCAGCATTATGCCACGCTGACAGACCCGATCAACCAGGTGGAAGTATTGCTGAAGCAGCGCAATAAATTCGAGCTGGATGACGGCACGATCATCGAAGAACCGGCGCTGACTCACGAGGCACATCCCGTGGCGCGTTGGGCGTTTGGCAACGCCAGCATTTCGAAGAACGGCAATGCGCAGATTAAGTTGGTGAAACAACATAAGGGCAGGGGATATGATCGCACGAAGCGCATCGATCCGATCATTGCGTGGGTGTGTGCGATGGCGCGTGCGAGATTTTACGAGACAGGCAAAAGTGTTTATGAGACGCGAGGCGTGCGAAGGTTGGGGGGATAGGTGCAGCTGTTAGCGATTAGCTGTTAGCTTTATAGGTTGTCAAACCAATGTGGGGAAATGTTTGTTGAATATCGGATTGCGTCCATGAGATCATGTTGAAGTTCTTCTGGCAGGTCATCGAAGAAAGTTCCCTTGAATGTAAAACGTTCTATGGATGAAACGCGCCAGATTCCATCTTGATCCTGGATTGCTTCAAGAGTCATTTTGGTTGCAGGGCTGGGCTTAGGTTCGAACATCGTTGGCGGGATTATAATGCTGATATGAACGCATCAGAGTTTGCAAAAGCATATCTAGGAGAATTCAAGACCGAAGATTGGCAAAAGGATCTTCTGGAAAACATTGAACTTCTTCAGAGATATAAATTCGGTATTCATGTTGGTGGTCAGCGCGCCCGCAAATGGCAGACTCATCTCATGTATCTGCGTGCGTGTTGGGAAATGGGGATGGAGACTTGTACGATCTCGGGTGATGTAGAGTCTATCCGCCCCAGGCTGCATGTTGTTTATGATGATTTGATCTACATGCCAAAATACCCAAAGGAATAACATGAAACTTTATCCAATGTATCATAAGGTTTGCGGGAAAATTTCTTTTTATACAAAGCAGCGTCTTGTTGATATGATTGATCCATGGCCTCCAAACGCAAAAGATGTTATTCTTCTCGATGGCACACAGCCGTTGAATTATATTGATGAGCTTTTTTGCGACTCGTGTAAAACTCTTTCCCGTCGCAAGACATGGAATGAGTTTTACTATAAAAGTAATGAGCCTATTGATGTAGATTTTATTCCACAAAAAACGTATACATCAAAAGAGTTCAACGAACTGGCAAAAGGCGATCCGTTGAAGAAGCTATGGGACGAGGATCAAGAAAAGTAGATAAATCTATCTGCGCTGCAGGAGTTTTCTGAAGCGTAGATATTTTTGGCTACAGGGGCCCGAAAAAGATTTTGTGGCCGTTGTAGCTATTTCTAGCTACGGCGCATGCCGCAGGGATTCCATGGCTTGAAGGAGCACGCGCTTTTCAAGGGTGGGCATGTTCTCAATTTTCTTTTCCCAACGTTTGATCTTACGCTTGATGCGCTGGCGGTCAGTGCGGTTGACGCCGAGAAATGCGTAATCATGCAGTGCAATGGGTTCGGGGTAATTCATCCATAGCCATTCTTTCGCGACTCTGCCTGCGCGGGTCATGGTGTTGTAGGAGAGTGTGCGCCAATCCTTTAATTCCCTGGCATAGAGCTTCGACCAATAGCCTGAGATCATGACCATACACTTCAGGGACTTGATCAAGGTGAGTAGAGTCTGATGTTGTTCGACGGTGTCAAACTCATGTTCGTAAATGTCACCCTGCCATGAACGCACTGGCGTGCCATCGATGTCACGCTTGAGATATGGTGGATCTAAGTATATAAAGCAGTTTTCTTCAGGGTAGCCAGATGTATCTACAGCGGACCGCAGGGTTGTGATCACGTCGTCATTTATGACTACAGCGGCCGGTAGTGATTCGCGTAAAAGGTTTGTACAGCTGGGGTAGACATCGATGACTACGGTGACGTGGGCAGGGCGTTTCATGCGCACGATGGCACCGGAACCGACGAAGCCTTCGATGTAAACATCGTGCGGTGGGATTTGGTTGATGATGGTCTGGAAGACTCCAGCTCCGTTTTTACTGCCGGGATAGTTCATGATGATATCCTGTAGTTGAAAATGACTGCGTACGATCGCAATTAGCGATTAGCTTTTAGCGATGCTGCACGATCGCGGGTGTAGATGGAACCAACTACACTTGCCGTGCGCCCGTAGTTGTTTATGGCTGCGCAGTCTTATGTAGATGAAAACATCTACCACGCCGGCATTGTAGACGAGAATGTCTACGATGTCAAGAGTCTAGATCCCGCGCAGTTGAAAATGGCTACAGCTGCGGAGTGCTTGACTTTTGGAATCGGATTTGCTATTATGTGCGTGGCGGTGTTCAGCTTGCCCCCCTCAAGCCAGAGCCGCCACTTGCTTTGATGTTTTGCTAAAACATTGGTTGGGTCGTAAGAGTCCAACCGCCGATCAGGTAATAACAGCAAAAGAGGTGCTATGCACCATGAAAGGGGCGGGCTAGGTTCCTGATCACCAATTGCCTGCCCATCATATCTTCGAAACCTTTTTTGACTTGGGGACTGGCTTGGTGTGGTGTGGAATGAGCGCATGGAAATTCCACAAGCCCAGCTCCGTAAGATGCGCAGCCAGAGTCACATGTTAGACAAACGCCCAGATCATCGGGCGTTTGTCACTTAACTGCACTTGACGGTTTTCTTTGCGGGGTTATAATCTGCCTCAGTTGAATATTTGATCGCACTCCTGGTGTATACCAGGTGAATGTCGGAACATATTGCGCCCGATGACTCTGTTGAGTCATCGGGCGCTTTGTTTTTCCAAGGAGAGAACATGGCAAAACCTATGGCACGCGCAAAGTTTTACTGCACTTCCATCATAAAAATGACGGGCATGGGGTACAGCTCCGAAACTGGAAAGTACGAACCACGCATTGTGGATGATTACAAATTCAATGCCGTGTCCACTGGATCTGAAGAGAACAAAAGTTTCTTTGCATCCACGCCGTCTGGCAGTCTGTCTCTCTCCTCGGTACGTGATGATCTGTTTGAAGTGGGTAAAGAATATTACTTGGACTTTTCTCCAGCTGAAGGCTAAATGGAATTTCAGCTCGGAGATGTCATTCGCATGTTTCGCAGGATGGGGGATCTGCATTCACCCAGCACAGAAGATCACGCAGTACGTGTGCGTGATTTCGCGCTGCGAATCGGGGAACGCTTGAAACTCAGCAGCGAGCAGATGAACCTTTTGAAATACGCAGCGGACGCGCACGACATTGGCAAGATGTTTATTGATGCCAGTATTTTGTATAAGCCTGGCAGACTCAATAAGGCTCAGCGCGGACAGGTGGAAAAACATTGTGAGCTGGGCGTCGAGGCAGTGGAGCCGATCCATTTACCCGCTGACATTATGCAAGCCATTCTCCACCATCACGAACACTACGATGGCAGTGGTTATCCCAACAAACTCAAAGGCGAAGAGATCCCATTATTTGCGCGTGTCGTAACGATCGCGGATATGTGGGACGCGCTGAATTCAGACCGTCCACACCGGACCGGCTTCAGCTCGGTGAAAGCTCTGGAGATCATGAATCAATCAGCAGCTTGGTTTGATCCGAAGCTCTTCGCGATCTTCCTGGATATTGTGCGAGGCACAGAGTCGTAATGTCTTCAGAATTAATTGTCACTCTGATCGCTGCGGTATTGGGATCATCTGTCCTTGGGGCGGTCGTTACCTATTTTCTTATGCGGCGCAAGATCGCAGCGGAGACCAATGAGACCAACGAGAAAGCCGCATCTGAAAAAGTGGATACCACCCAGAAGACCTCAGACTTCGTCGAGAAAATTCAAAACAAGAATATTGATCTATACGAGAAAAATACTGAGCTCGAGAAGATCAAGATCGACCAGGCGCATGTCATTGAGAGTCTCACGGAACGGTTAGCAGCTCGCGACCGGCAATTGGAAACGTTGAACAAACAAGTGGAACGTTTATCCAGCCTGGCAGAGCAGGCGCCGATCACTGAAACTTTGCGCTCGCAATTAGAGACCGTGAATAATATCGCCGCTCAATTGCAGCAATTGTTGATCGAAAAAGAAAAGACCATGCAGGAATTATCGCAGACGAATCGCGACCTGCAAATGCGCAAACCATCCAAAACATAAGGAGTTGATATGGACATTTTTTTACCTGGCAAATACAAAATCTCATCTGATTTAACCACCCTGAAAATTCATAATGCAGATGACGAACTTACGCCCGTGGTGGGGAATTTTTTCAAGAACGACACTATTGACGTATTTCAGGTGTTTCCGGTCAACGCTAAAGGGATTGTATGGGGCATGATTACACCACCAAATACCCCAGTCAAAAAATATATTGGCATGAGTGTTTACGGAAAGCCGAAGGTCGTTCGCTTTGCCGACTTACCAGAAGCAGAGTCTGAAACATCCAGAGATGCGCTGGCGAGTGCAGTGAATGGCTTAACCCTTGCGATCAATGCGCTGGCTGCCCAGGTCCACGAGCTGACAAATAAATGACCGACGCGCATATGCCTGCGGCTATATTGGGTGGCGGTCCAAGTCTTAAACAAGACCTGGAGAAACTGCCTGATGGGTGCGTATTGATCAGCGTGAACGATCATGCGCTGCATCATTGCGAGCCGCATTTCCTGGTCCACTTGGATAACCACTTCGATAAATGCCCAGAGCTGAAAGAAGCGCTCGATCACTATACCGGCATCGTAGTGAGTCCGTTTTCAAACAGCCATGTCACATTGCCGAAGGGTGAGTGGTGGGATGGTGGTTTCACATCCACGCTGGCAACCTGGTTTGCATTATGGAGCGGCTACGATCCAGTCATCTTATGCGGCATGGATTGTTATCAGGGTGAGATCAAATATTGTCATGAGCGACCGAGTTTTTACCATCCCGTTTTCGATTTTCCGCTTGAAAATCACCTGCGCGCCTGGCGTTTTGCCCTCAAAAAATGCCCCAATCCTGAGCGAATCAAGGCAATGAGTGGTCCTTTGGTGGAGGTGTTTGGTGCCTACACAGCCTAAAAATTCGCGTTTTTTGGCGTCTTTTACTGCCTTCAAAGAGGCATTTTTAGCCCTTTTTGGGGTGCATGAAGTGCTCTTTTTAGCTGGATTTTTCGGATTTTTCCGAGGTTTGAGCGGCATTTGGTCGCTGAATGGCGCACTCATGGTGTGCGGCGCCATCTTGATGTTGATCGCAGTCATATCCATTTTGATCGCGCAACGGAAAGGGATCTGATGGGCTTTTTAGTGAATGCATTCGACAAACGTTCTGTCACTGTAGTGGGTGACGAGCTTTGGCGTTCCTGGAAGGCTTCGAACGCTTTATCTGGCATCACAGTGACACCGGATAAAGCGATGACCTTCTCCGCAGTCTATGCGGCGCACAAGATCCTAGCTGAGTCCACTGCGATGCTGCCGCTGTTTCTGCTGAAACGGTTGAAGCCACGCGGCAAAGAACAAGCCACTTCGCATTCACTGTATGGTGTGCTGCATGATGTGGCAAATCCGGAGATGGATGCGTACCTGGTGCGCGAAACGATGACCGCTCACCTGGTGGGTTGGGGTAAAGCCTTTGCCAAAATTGATTACGACATCGATGGGCAAGTCTCCGCATTGTGGCCCATTCATCCTGCGCGCGTCTCTGTGCTGCGCGATCGCAATAAGCAATTAATTTTCGAAGTCACGCTTCCCGATGGGCAAAAGAAAACCTATCAATGGTTTGAAATTTTATATCTGCGGGCATTATCTCCCGATGGCATCAATGTCTACACTCCGATCAAGCTCGCGAAAGAGGGGATCGGACTGGCTTTAGCCGCGGAAGGTTTCGGTGCATCGCTATTTGGAAATGGCGCCACACCCAATGGCGTATTACAAACCGATAAAGCGTTGAGTGATAAAGCCTACAACCGTCTCAAAGAAGATTGGAGCGGGAATCATCAAGGCATTTCGAACGCCAATAAGTTCGACATCCTGGAAGAGGGTTTGAAGTGGCAAACCACATCCATACCCAATGATGATGCGCAGTTCCTTCAGACCAGAGTCTTTCAGGTGGAAGAAGTTGGACGGTGGTATCGCATCCCCAACATGATGTTAAACATGAGCGGGGCAAATTCAACCTATGCCAGCGTGGAAGCCTTTGGTTTGCAATTCGTGATCTACACGTTATATCCCTGGCTCGTGCGTTGGGAAAAGGGGATCTCGATGCAGCTGCTGCTCGAACGTGAACGCAAAACATTATTTGCAGAGCACGCCATGAGTGCCATTTTGCGCGGCGATACCAACAGCCGTTTTGCTGCATATGGAACGGGCCGTCAGTGGGGCTGGCTGAGCGTGAATGATATCCGCGAGTTTGAAAACATGAACCCGATCGATGGTGGAGATACCTATCTCTCGCCTTCGAACATGGTCAATGTCAGTGAGCCTAGCAAGATCCAACGGTCCTATCTGCCAGTGTTGATCGATGCAATTCAACGGGTCTTGAGACGCGAAGCCAACGATGTACGTGCAGCTGTGCAGAAGATCTTGATCAAACGCGGCGCGGAAGAGTTCACCGATTGGATGGGTGAGTTCTATCGTGAGCACCAGGAATTTATTGTGCGTAATCTGATGCCTGCGGCGCTGACCTATGCAGAGATGGTCGCCAATGGCATGGATCTTTCAGCAGTCAATATCAAGGTGACAGAGTCTTTACGATTGTTTGCCTTACGGCGTGCCGGGCAAGTGCAGGAACAATTCAAAAATGCACTGCATGAAGCTGAGCCTGCGCGCGCCATCGAAGGAATTATGGATGGTTGGGATTCGACCTATGTGGAACGAATCGCAAAAATGGAAATCAGCCGCCAAACCTCCGTGCTGATCGCACCGATAAAGGAGCCAGAATGGATAAATCAGATCTAGAGAATGTTAAGAAAACACAGGACGTGGAGCGTCGCACCTTTCAGGTGAATGAACTGCGTGTGTCGAGCAATGGTGAAAAACCAACCATTGAAGGATACGCAGCTGTGTTCAACCAATACAGCCAGGACCTGGGCGGTTTCGTTGAGATCATTGATAACGGTTTCTTCGATGATGTGCTCGATGATGACGTGCGCGCGCTGATGAATCACGATCCAAATTACATCCTGGGGCGCACTACGAATAAGACGCTGGAGATCAAGCAGGATGATAACGGCCTCTTCCAGCGAACCTATCCGCCGGTGACTGAGCCTGAAGCTGTGCAGTGGGCAAAGGATCTGATGGTCTCGATCAAGCGCGGTGATATCACTCAACAATCTTTTGCATTCAGAGTTAAGCGCACCTGGCGCGGGGACCCAGAAGATGGCGATGAATGGTTTGTTTCTGGTGATCTGATCGTGCGCCGTTTGAAGAAAGGTGGCTGTGCGGAATTGTTGGATGTTTCGCCGGTGACCTACCCTGCATATCCGCAGACTAACGTGAGCGCCAATACACGCTCGCGATTCGACGAGTTCAAGGAGTCTCTCCAACGGCAGGCGCCGAAAGAGGGCGAGCAAGCACAATGGCAGGAGCCACTCGATAGCTTGCAACGCCGACTCGAACTCACCACTAAAGATTAATTTCAAAAGGAGAATTGTTCCATGAAAAACGCACGTGAATTACGTGATAAACGCGCAGGGTTGAAGGTGGAAGCCCAGACTCTGCTCGATGTGGCGTCCAATGAAAAACGCGATCTCGCCAAAGAAGAGCGCGAAAAGTTTGATGGCATTACCGCGAAAATCGACTCACTGGCAGATGATATCCGCCAGGCTGAAAAGATGGACACACTCAACGCTGAGCCTCAGCAACGCCAGGACATGAACCCGGTCGCTGAGATCGGCATGAGTGACAAGGAAATCAAGAAGTATTCTGTGGTCCGCGCGATCAATGCCGCGGTGGGAACCTTGCAGGGCAACCCCAGAGCTTGGAACAATGCGGCGCTTGAACGCGAAGCCAGTGAAGCGGTTGCCAAACGTTTTGGACGTGAGCCACGCAGCTTCTTCATCCCGCATGATGTGGTGGTCGGTGTGCAGAAGCGCGATCTGACCGTAGGCACGCCCAGCGCAGGCGGATATCTGGTGCAGACTCAATATCTGCCCATGATCGAATTGCTACGCAAGCGCCTGGTATTGTCCCGCGCCGGTGTGCGCATGTTGACCGGCCTGGTTGGTGATGTCGCGATCCCCAAACATACTGCATCTGGCACTGGTTATTGGCTGGCTGAAAGCGGCGCTCCCACCGAATCCCAGCAAACTCTGGGACAAGTGGCGCTTACGCCACACACCTTTGGCGCCTATTCCGATATCTCACACAAACTCCTGATCCAATCCAGCATTGATGTTGAGAACTTCGTCCGGGATGACCTGGCGCAGGTGATCGCACTCGGCATTGATTATGCCGGTTTGCATGGCGATGACAGCACTGATGTCAACCAACCAGATGGCGTTGCCAGCACCAGCGGCATCGGTTCGGTGGTTGGTGGTACGAATGGCGCTGCCCCGGATTGGTCAGATGTGGTTGATCTGGAAAAAGAAGTTGCGGTTGATGATGCTGAAGCTGACAGCATGGCTTACATCACCAATGCAGCTGTGCGCGGGAAGTTCAAGAAAACCTTCCGCAATGCCACCTATGGTGAAAACCCGATCTGGGAAAGTGACAGCACTTTGAACGGTCACACCGCATTGGTTTCCAACCAGGTGAGCTCAGGTCTGACCAAGGGGTCTGCCAGCACATGCTCCGCGATCTTCTACGGCAATTGGGATGACCTCGTCATGGGCATGTGGGGCGAAGGCGTTGATATCCTGGTCGATCCGTTCTCTCTTAGCACACAACGCGCGATCCGGGTTGTGGCATTCCAGGACGTGGATTTTGCGGTACGGCATGCGCAATCCTTTGCAGCGATGCTGGATGCGCTAACGAGCTAAGCTCGTGTTGACTGTAAAAAATTCTGATGTGCTGGTGCGCAATCACCAGCACATCCAGGAGAATACTCTGATGAAAATAAAAATAATCCGACCCACCATCTTCCGCAAGCAGCAAGTGATGCCCAGCGATGAACCAATCGAGGTGACCAAGGTGGAGGCAGTTGAGATAATTGGCGCGGGCAAAGCCGTGGCGGTGAAGGAAGCGGCAGCCGAGACCACTGACCAGTCAATTGAAGAGATTGAAACAACCGACACGCCCGCCGTCAATACCGAGTCCTTTGCGCCGGTGGTGATGAAAGCGACAGAGATCACTAAAGCCGACGCGAAGAGAGCAGCCAAGAAGGCTGAAGCCGACGCGAAGAAAGAGAGCAAACAATCATGAACATCCGCAGTTTTGTCACGGATACGAAAATTGACCTGCTGCTTAGTGATCCCGATGGCGACAACGAGACGCTGTACGGCGCAGGTGTGGACATGGCCGGCTATGAAGGCGTGATCTTTGTTGCCACCTGCCGACGCGGTGAAGCGGGCACACTCACCTTGAAGGTGCAGCAGGACACGGATGTGGCTTTTGGCACGGCCGCCGACTTATTGGGCACCGCCAAAACCCTGGTGATTGCGACAGGCACGGATGCCAAGGCGATTGTCGAAGTTGTACATCCAGGGAAGCGCTATCTACGCCCAGCACTGGTGATCCCCAACCTGGGCACCGCTCGAGCGGTCTCAATCATCGCCATCCGTTATGGTGCCAAGTATCTTCCGGAAACAAATGCCGATGCAGAGCTGCACGTTAACCCCGCGGAAGGCACAGCGTAAGTGACCATTTCATACGCTCAATTCTTTTGTACCGTTGCGGACCTGGTGTCTGATAAACAGGCACCAGGTCTCGATGAGACACGCATGTTTCAGGCGATCCGCGATGCATCTGATTTTGTGCAGAAGCATATAGGCTGGTTCATTCCTGTGACGTTGACGCGTTCATTTCAAGGTAATGGCTCAGGGCGTTTGGCGCTGCCAGCCATGCTGCTGGGAATTACATCCATCACCAATGATGGCGTGACACTGGCAACCACTGATTATGTGCTCAAGCCTGATGATGGATATTGGGCAAGCGGTCCATTTGGCGAGTTGCATGTTGACGAAGATTCCAACTTGCTCTCGGCATGGAGCGAAGATAAAAATGGTGTGGCGATCAGTGGTCGTTGGGGAATGTTCGAGCGGAGTGGCATTTCTGGTGCAACAGTGCAGGATACAACTCAGCAGAGCGATAGTCAACGCACGTTGAAGGTTTCAGATGGTGGAAAAGTTTCGCCAGGCATGGTGTTATTGATCGGATCAGAGCAGGAAGCAGTGACTGGTTGGGAAGCTCCTACTGAAGCAGTAACTGTACTGAATGGCGCGATCACTGCTGCTGACGAAATCATCACGGTAGACAATGGCGCCCTGGTGCACAGTGGTGAGATCCTGCGCGTGGATTTCGAGCAGATGAAGATCAAGGATATTCGCAGCAATCAGTGTTCGGTGATCCGCAGTTGGAATGGCACCGGCAAAGTGGCGCATGCGGATGATAAAGCTGTGGATGTCTATCGGACCGTCACGGTGGATCGTGGTGTGAATGGCACGACTGCGGCAGTGCATGCCAATGGTGTTGCCATCTCACGCTATTTTGTGCCGGATGATATTTTATATCTCACCAAAGAGATCGCGACGTTGAGCGCGAATAAGGCACAAGGTGGATACCAGGGACGCACGGGCAATGATCAAACCGGTGTCGTGTTCTATAACGATGCCTTCCCACAATTTGACATCCAGAAGATCAAAGAAAATTATTACATCCCGAGGCTTAGTTAAATGATCAAGGTTGGAATTCTCGCCCCAGATCTAGAGCGCCAGATGGAGCTATTGAAGGCGTACCCGGAGATCGTTGAAAAGCATTTCGGACCTACGCTGAAGCGGGATGTGAAGACTCTGGCTGAGCGCATTCGTCCCACGATCCCGGTATTGAGCGGCAAGGCACAACGGACATTTGCATCAAAGGTCACCGGCAAGGGTATCAACCTCACGGGCACGGTAGGTTGGTACAAGAAAAATTCGCCCTGGTATATCAACATCGTGGAGCATGGCGCCAAGCCGCATCCTTTGAATAAAGGCGTGTCGATCCGCAACAGCAATAAGCGCACCGCATTATTCAATGCACACATCAGCAATCCGAATCGCGTCCGGGTGGGCGGCGTGCCCGTGAAGATCGGCGATCGCTGGGTGACGATGGAAGCCCACCCAGGCTTCAGCAAACGCGGCTTTATGGCGGCTGGTTATGCAGCGATGGGTGGCTTAATCAACGCAGACATGGCGCAAGCCAGTGAAGGTGTCGTAAAGGAGCTGGCGATCAAATGATCCCGTTCGCTGCATTTATTTCTTTCGGAGGGCGAACGGGATGACTCTTGCGATGACGTGGCTCGATGAACTGGCGAAGATCTGGGAATTCGGCGATGGAAATTTTGGGACCGTGAAATCTTTTCGTCTGATCGAGAAAGCGGAATTTCCAGCGTCCATTGACCCATCAGATCTGGATCGATCTCCGATCGCGCTGACGGTGCCAGCCTCGATGAAACCTGAGTATTCATCAGGCGGACCTTTGATCGTTTATTGGACCGGCGTGACTGAATTCCATGTGGCGCCCGATATTGATTTTGGACGCATCCCAGCGCTGATGCCCTGGTACGGAATGATCCTGAATGCAGCCACGAGTCATATGAAATTGAACGGCACTGTGGAATTATTCTTGCTGGCAGACAGCGAGAATGCCATTGAAGGACCGATGGGTCTGAAATATGGCAACGAAGCGGAGCATTGGGGCTTCACCGTGCAATGGCAGGTGAAGCAACGGATCGAAGGCATGATCACGGTGAACGCTTAGAAACGAGCTATTAGCTATTGGCTTTTAGCGGTTAGCAATTATGGAAAGAGGTGATGTATGCAATACAAATATGTTGGTGATGGCGCAGGCGTTCCGGGTCTGCCGCATGAAATTTCGGATGAAGAAGCGCAGGCGCAGGGATTTGGTGAATTACTGAAGGCTGCGATCGCGAATGGTAGCTATGTTGCTGCGGACCCCACCCCCGACCCCTCCCCAAATTCAAAAAGCGAATTTGGAGAGGGGAGTAAAAAAAAAGTAAGGAGTAACAATGGGTAATCGATTTTTTTCCAAGGTGCAGTATGGCAAAGAGTCCACGCGTGGCACGGCGGTGGCTGCCACTAAGATATTGTTAGGCAAAGTGCCCGCGATCAACAGCGATCGCAAGCCGGTGATCCCCGATGAAGATATTGGCATTCGCGCGCGTGGCGTGCGCTCGGTGATCCATCAATATCTGTATAGCAACACCCTCAGCACGGAGCATGGTTATTTCCAACAACTGCCGTGGCTCTTTGGATGCGGATTGAAGGGTGGTGTGACACCTGGCGAAGTGACTGCCGGGCAGGGTGATATGTTGTGGACCCAGACACCCAGCCTGGTTGCGGGAGTCTTGAATGAACCAGATTCGTCCACGATCGAATTAGGTGACGATACCCAGGCGTTCGAGGCAGAGTATGCCATGTTCGAGCGCATCCGCATCAGCGGGCAGGTGGCACAAGGTATGGACGCTGCCCCTGTGAATATCGAAGCGGATTTCTTCAGCCGCCAGCTGACGCCCACTACTTTCACCGGCGCGTTATCGCTGCCAGTGGCTGAGCCAATGAATGCCAAATTGGCGCGGCTCTATGTGGACAGCGCCTGGTCTGGAATCGGCGGGACCGAACTTGCCAACGTGCTGCGTAGTTTTGACATCGAGATCATCACTGGTGTGCATCCGAAGTTCAGCGGCTCGGGTGATAAATATTTCAATGCCCACGGCGAGGGTTTGATCACCGTGACCGCGCAATTCACGATCGAGGGACTCAGCGCTGCCAATGCGTTGTTCAATGCGCAGCAGGCTGCCACTTTTCAGGCAGTACGTCTGGAGATCGATGGTGGCGTCATTGGTACCGGAACACCGCACAGCCTAAAGCTGGATATCGGCGGTGTGTGGGAATCGGTCAGCCCGTTGGGTGGTGAAGACCGTTCGGATAATTTGCACACTGCCACATTGGTGGATCAATACGATTCGACCGGCGCGAAGTTATTGCAGGTGGCGACGGTGACGAATGTTTCAAGCTATTAGCAGTTAGCTATTAGCGTTTAGCGACCCCACCCCTGCCCTCCCCAAATTCAACGTGCGAATTTGGAGAGGGAGAAAGAGAAGTATGAAGATCAATATCCCGAAGGTAGTTATACCGGTTCCGATGTCGGAGTATGCGCCAGAGTTGCAGGGCAACGCCTTGCACGTGTGGGTGAACCCACCGATGCAGATCTTACAAGCATATCGCCAGTTATTGAGCACGCTGCAAGCGCATGAATTGGAAAGCGCACGGCAGATGCTGGAGATACCTGCGACCAAAGAAGAGCGCTCACCGCTGATGCGGGCATACGATCAGGCGCTGCATTGGATCAACCGCAGGAAAGAAGAAAAAACAGAGGGCGTGAGCGTGGATCTTCTGGAGTGGTATGCCAACATCTGGAGTCAGGGTCCCGCGGATACGCAGTGGACGGTGGAAGAGCTGCGCACACTCGAAGAATCTGACCCGGCTTTTTTGAGTTGGATGATCGCGCAGACCTGGAAGGCACGCGGTGAGCATATGGAGCAGAAAAAAAAAGTCTGAGTGACGCCCTGGCAGCGATCGCACGCAGCAAAGAATTCAACCATGCGCGCATCCGAGAAGTACAACGGGCGAACTTGATCAATCGATTCAGCGGTGGGACTGTGATCGCACCCTGGGAGGTCGAGCAGCTGGATGATGAATGGATCGATGTGTTTACAGGTTTGGCAGACTTGCCACGGCTGCGAAAAGATTACCAGGCGTTTGAGAAGCTGCTGGCTAAGAGACGCATGCAGCATCCGAATTACAGGAAGTATTTGAATTAAAGATCAGCTTTTAGCGGTTAGCTATTAGCGTTTGGCAAAGGCAGCGATGGCAAACAGTGTTCTGAATATCATCATCAAACTAATCAAGCAAGGCGGCGCGGATAAGGAGACCGTCAGTGGTCTCTATCAGATCAAGCGCTCACTTTTGGATGCTGCCGCGGTGGCGGGTACTTTCGTTGCGGCTGGGTATGCCGTTAAGAAGGGTTTGGATGAGACAGTCGGATCACTGGTAGCCTATGCCGATGAAGTGCGGCGCACGCAGAACACCACGGGGTTGGAAGCCGAGGATGCTTCGAAGTTAATTCAGATCCTGGGTGACCAGAAGATCAGCTACGAGCAGCTGGAGAAAGTCATTCGGACCAACGGCAAAGCCTATGATTTTTCGGCTGAGGGTCTTGCCAAAATGTCAGATGAATATCTGACACTCGGAAACGCTCAAGAGCAAGCCGCGTTCATGCAGGAGCGGTTTGGAAAGCAATGGATCGATTTTGTACCGGTCATGCAGAAGGGTGGGGATGCGATCCGCGATGCAGCGGATGCAGTCAGTGAAAATCTAGTGCTGACTCAACAGGCTGTTGACCAGGCGCGCGAGTATGAAGTTGGCATGGATAACCTGAGCGACAGCGTTCAGGGTTTTAAGATTGCGTTGGGTCAGGAAGCCATACCGGTCGTCAATCAATTTGTGGATGGTTTGAACGTTTGGGTGCGCGCCATTGAAATTGCCAAAGAGAAAAACGATGGCGGTATCGTCACGCAAAAAGAGTGGAAGGCGGCGCTGGAAGAAGCGACGGTTGAAGTTGCCCAGCAGAAACTGGCATTGAACGATCATGCCACTGCACTGGATGGAGATACTACCTCAGCCACCGACAATGCCGCTGCGATCCAGGCGGTCAGCGCGGCGAATCAAAGCATGTTGAGTTTGATCGGCACGATCGCGGGAGAGACACAAAGCTATACCGCCAAACAAGCGGAGCTGACAACGAAGATGCAGGAGAACCGTGCAGAGGCTGAGAAACTCTATCCGTGGCAGAGCCAGCAACTGAGCGAGTTGAACGGAAAATACGCCGACATGGAAGCGACCTACGCTGCCAACGCTGCGGCACATACGGCGGCGATGGGGAAAATTCAATATGATTTATATGTCACACAGCTTTCAGTGGGTGGATTAGATGATGCAGAAAAGGCGATGGCTGAGCAGGCGGGGTTGGCATTTGGCGTCTTCGACCAAGCCTCGATCAACAGCGCCACGAACATGAACATTGTGACGCAGGCAGTGATCGATGGAAAGTTGCGGATCGAAGATATGCAGAAGGCACTGGAGATGCTGCCAGAATCCAAAAGCATCGATATCGTGATCAATACCATCCAAAATTTATCTCAAGGGGCGCTGGCATCGAATGGGCAATCAGGATACAGCCAATTGGCTGGTAACAACGGATATGCAGCTGGCGGTATTGCCACAGGTCCAAGCACGGGACACTGGGAATTATTACACGGTACGGAGGCGATCATTCCGCTCGAGGGTGGCGCGGTGCCGGTGGCACTTTCAGGCGCCCAGCCCAGCCAGGGTGGTGGTGATGTGTATGTGCGTCTGACGGTTAAAAGTCCGATCACCATTATGGATGAGCAATTAATCAAGAATACTCTATTGCCTTTTATTATCAATGGTTTGCGAGAAGCGAAGGCGCGGGGGTTGGTATGAGGTCAGCTATTAGCTTTCAGCTTTTAGCGAACCCCCTTGTCGATGAGTACATCGACGTTCCCCCATTTTGTGCTCTCCCAAATGGGGGAAAAGGTTTGGGTACACATGACTGACAGGCGCTATGGTGTAAACAAGTATGGTGATGGTAAGTTGTACGGTCCATCAGATTCGCGCGAGGCGTTGGCGTGGGATGTATCCATTGATTGGGATGAAGATGGGGTGTTCGAAGCGAATGAAGCTGCGCGCCTGACAGCGTATGGCATCAGCCGTGGTCGAACGCGCTTATTGAAATCAGCAGGCGAGGGTTTTGAAACGATCGGCACCGGCACCCTGGTAATCACATTGCGCAATGCGGACGGACGTTTCGATGCCTGGAACACTGCCAGCCCAATTTACCCCAATGTTAATTATGGCAAGGATATCAAGGTGCGCGTGAAGGACCTCGCGACTGGGATCATCTATCCGCGGTTTCGCGGCACGATCACGAACATCGTTCCGATGGGTTATGGTGAGGACGCGAAGGTACAGCTGTATGCCAGCGATGGGCTGGAGTTCCTGCGGAATTATCCAGGGCGGGTGGATGTGCAACAAAACACCACGCCGGATGTTGCCATCGGTTTGATCCTGGATGCGGTGCAGTGGCATGCCAAGTGGGGACGCAGCCTGGATGTTTCGAGTGACGCGCTGCGGTATTGGTGGGCATCGGGTAACCGGATCGCGATGACTGAAATCGAAGATCTGGCGCAATCCTTTGTCGGTTATTTTTTCGTGACTGCTGAAGGGCAGGCGCGCTTTGTCAAACGTTCCAGCGTGAGCGATGCTGTGGCAAGTTATGAGCAGGGCAGCCTGTTGAAAGATATTGGCAACCCACAGCCGTATGAATTGCTGCGCAACGTTGTGCGGTTGAAGGTGCATCCGCTGATCCTGGCGAGCACGGGCGTGATCTGGCAATTGGTAGGCAATACCCCCAGCGTGGCGCCTGGCGCGGCGAATGCTTTGCAGCTGTTCGCCAACTATACCTATAACAATGTCAACGTTTCGGCGATCAATGTGATCACGCCGGTGGCGACCACGGATTTTTTGGTCAACACGTTGGCGGATGGCAGCGGCACGAATCTCACCGGCAGCTGCACCGTCACGAAGACCGATTTCGGGGACACTGCCAAATTGGTGATCACGAACAACAGCGGTTCGAACGGCTATATTACTTTTCTACAAATCCGCGGCGATGCGATCTATGAACCCAACACGTCGGACGTTACATATCCCGGCGATCTCAGCACGGTGCGCAGCCCACGCGAATTGGTGATCGATCAGCCGTGGCAGCAGGACGTCAATGTGGCGGTCGATATCGCAAATGTGCTGGGGGCGTTCTTCGGCGGTCAACATCCAATCCCGAATATCAAGATCGATGACCGACCGGCGCTGCAATATGCAGCAGACTTGTTCGATATCTGTTCACTGACATCGGATTATTTGGGATTGAATGGAGAGTCCTTCCGGGTGGGCGGCATCGAGGAGCAGACCGATCCGCAATTTGAGAACTGTCAGAAGGTAAGCACACGCTTTTATTTGGAGCCGTATATTTCGGCGGACAATTACATGCAATGGGATACGAATTCAGTTTGGGATACCAGCACGGTGTTTGGTTTTTAGCTGTTAGCTCTTGGTGAAAGGTAGAAGGTAGTGATGCCAATAAAGAATGTTGATTACATTGTGACAGCCAAGCATTATGGCGGCAGCGCGCGGGGGTATATCCGCAAGATGCAGCGTGAGATCCATAAGCGAGGCGTGGCGGTCACGATCAAGAATTTGGACGATGAACCGATCGGCATTCCGATCGTGGCGCGCATCTGGCAGGGGCAATGGATCGCGGACTGCGAATGCAATGGCGCCTGTTTTGTGGACCCGGATGAGCCGGTATTTTTTTGTTTCACCTGCGGAAACCGTGCCAATGGTCAAAAGCCACGCCCGGTGATCTTTCCACCTGAAGAGGAGCGGAAGGAGATCGAGCGTTTATTGCTGGAACGCCCGGTCAGCGACCTGGCAGGTTTGACCGAACTGGAACGGGCCGGCATGGCAAAGCCTGTGTTGTTTGTGCAAGTGGAAGAAGTTCAGCAATCAGCGATCCCACAAGGGGATGGTAGAAGCGATCAGCTTTTAGAAGATCTTCCTAAAACAACCAGAACGTTGCCGTTGACACGTTCGTGGGAACCCGGCGAGACGAGTGACGATCTACACAAGCAGCAGGACGAACCCATCAAAGAATGGCGCAAGACATTGAGACAGGATGCGTTGAAAGGAAAAGCGCATGTCATTCAATAATTCTTTTACGGCTGTGACCGGCGCGACCTATACAGCCGCACAATACAACACGCACGTGCGCGATAACTTCAGCGCGGTGTGGGTCTACACCACGGCGGGTGATATCGCCTATGCCACCGGCGCCACGACATTGACACGCCTGGCAATCGGCGCGAGTGGTGCGATCTTGAAATCAACCGGCAGTGCACCCGCCTGGGTGGCAGCTGGTGGTGCAGGATCGCTGTTCTACAACAATGGGGCATCCACCCCTGCGTGGCTGGCGATCGGTGCGAACGGCGCCATACTGAAGTCAACGGGCAGCGCACCGAGTTGGGTGGCAGCTGGTGCGGCAGGAGCGCTGTTTTATAACAACGGGGCATCTACGCCCGCCTGGCTGACCGTGGGCGCCAGTGGTTATATGTTGGGCAGCAACGGCAGCGCGCCAGTCTGGTCCGCTTTTTATCGCTACATGACCTTTCTGCTAAATGCTGATATCGCGCTCAACACCGGCGATGATGCGGTGCGCTTCCGAATTCCGGCGGCATTGGGTGGCTGGAATATTGCCACCGTGGCAGCCTCGCGTAAATCAGGCACAGGTATTTTGACGTTGCAGATCCGCA